GAACTGAAACTTCGTATTTTTCCAATGCTCTCTTAGCATCAGTTTGTAATGAAAATCTCTCATAACGATTTTTTGAGGAATATTTTTTATAAGCTGGGAGATAATTTACATCTTTAAACTGAGCTAAACTAGTATCTCTTTCAATAGAGTTTCTTTTAAACATAACTAAAGGAATTTGAATCTTACCTCTTTGGTCTCTCAAATATCCTTTTGCTCGAGCATTATTCCATCTTTCAGCATTTCCATAAAGTAGAGGAACTTTAACTTTACTATTGTGTTCTTCTACATCAGGAATTACAGTATCAACCATATACTCTGCAATGGTAGTATCTACATCTAAAAGTTTCACACCTTTAGTGTATTCTGGTTTGATAGCTCTTTGTAATGCTCTATTTGTTTCTTTCTTATTCATTAGATAACTCTCATTTCAGTTTGAATAGAACTTCTTCGTGTCATAAATGTTGAACAAATGATTGAGAATTTCTCTCCACTTTGTCCACCAATTAATTGGTCCTCTCTCACATTATCGATTTCAAAATATGCATCATTGTGCATGATAATATCACCGATTTCTGGATAAAACCCTTTATCTTTTAATGTAATACGATTGAATCTAAATTCTACATTTTGTCCACTATCTGAACCAAAACCTTCGTAAGAAACCGAAGTGTCATCTCTTTCGATGACTGCAGTACATTCAGTACCTTGGTAGTATGATTTGTTTAGAGATTCACCATAAAGGTTTGTTGAAATATCATCAATAGCAAGTTTGAATAGAACTACCGTAGTTTCAATTACAGCATCTACCAACTCTTTTGAAATTGATTCAAAGAATCTTATATCTCTATCTAATGCAAATCTTGGCATCTTATCCGGTGTATATCGTTAATGGAACTTTTCGTAACATTTCTTGCTGATAATTAGCTTCGTTATTTCTAATTTCAAACTGATTTTTTCTACTTAACTCTTCTAAGTTTTCTCTGAGTTGTTCAATCAAAGCATCTTTTTCAGTTTGAGCCTCAGCTCTTAATGCTGCTCCATCCAACGATATTTCGGAACCAGGAATAGGTACTGAACTATATTTTTCTCTGATTGCTCCTAATAGTTCTTTAGCAAGAGCAAGTGTATATTTTCTAATCCATTGTTTACCCACATCATTTATTCTACTATATGGGATAAAATCATATCCAACATTTGAATAATCAGAAACTACATCATTAGTTACATTTGTTGAGTTTTGAATAAATTCGTTTCTCACAAAATATTCAAAATACAACTTACCTTCAGTTGTTGGAATTGGGAAAATTTGTAATTTATTATTTACGATATTAAAAGAGTGTGCCGATTTTCTAAATGTATCGTTAAATTCAATAGCTTGGATTCTTAACATATCCTCAAAGATTGGCATCAGTACAAATTGTGCCGCTGGTGAGAATGAACCGAAACCAAATTCATCAATCAAGTTAAGTGTTCCTTGTCCACTTACTGAGTAAGGGTCAAAGAATCTATTGATTGCTGGAGTTGCTTCGTGAAATACTTTTACTATATCAATTCTATTAGAACTTTCACTTACATCTGCCCATAAAGTATCTAAATCGTAGTTTTGCTGTCCTTTTACTAAATCAATTGAACCTTTTTGAATATCAGTATTACCACCAACACCAGAAAGTGTACCATAAGCATCCGAAATTGCTACTAAATCAGGTAAGTTAGAACCTTGAACCAACTTTCCACTATAATTTGAACCTGTTGGGGTTCCTTTTAATGTATCTAAATTATTTCTAATGTTAAATTGATTTACTTGCGAAGCATATTCTGAAGTAGCTTCTTCAAAACAAGCAAATAAATTTTCATCAACTAACTCTACATTTTGGACTGGATATCCTAATCTCTTTGCGCACCAATTTGCCACTTTAGGGGCATCAGTTACAAATAAAGAATCAGAATCAAAAGTTCCAAATGGAGTATCTCCCGCTGAGAATGATGATGAACCAGGGTATATGTATTCTACTGCCATAAATTATTCCTCTCTTTAGTATCGTATCTATAAATATAAAGAAATATAAGAATAGGTATTTGGTAAGTATATATAAAAAAAAGGGGAGAATTTCTTCTCCCCTCTAATTTATCTAAGAATTACTTCAGATTAGATAGATGCTAAATCTTTAACATAAATCTTACCGTAGTACTCAGGACGAACCATTTTCTTAGCGTATCTAGTCATTACACCTCTTCTCGGAGTGAAATTCTTAGGGTCATACACTAATGGAGTCATGATTAGCGGTACATACGGAGCATATACAGCACCAGTTTCTAAGAAGTTAGAACCTCTAAATCCTAATAAGATTTCGTTAGAAGTCATATAAGGGTTTTTGTAAACTGTGTATCTGTTAGCAATCGCACCTACTGAAGTTACACCAGCAGCGAAAGATGAAGCATCTTTATCAGCTGATACGCTAAATCCAGGGATTGATTCTAAAATAGTACATACATCAGGAGATGCTACTACAAAGTTAGCTCCACCTCTTAATGTTAATTGGTGAATCTTATTAGATACTTTGTTTAATTTAGTACCTAAAGTTTGGAACCAAGTGTTCTTTTGGTATGCAACAGCAGATGTACCAGCAGTCCAGCTTGAGTTGATGTACTCTTCACCGATTGTAGCTGACCAGTAATCAACAGTTAAAGCGTTTGATTTTAACATATCTAAGATTTCTAAGTCAATCTCTAATGAGATGTAATCAGATAACATAGAAGTTAATTCAGCTTCAGCGTCAATTGAGTGGTAAGCGTTAAGGTCTTGCGCTAACTCAGGAGTCCACACAGCCTTTAGTTTTCTAGTCTTAGCAACGATTGCTTCAGACTTCAATTCTAAATCTACTTCAGGAATACCTAAATCAGTTTCAGGGTTGCTTGAGAAACCAGTAGCTTCGAAATCACCTCTGTTGTAATCAACAGGTACGTGAGAGAACTTAATAGTTACAGAGTTAGCATCTACAGCAGCAGTTGTTCCAACGAAGAATACGAAGTTATCACCATCAACTTTGTTAAACTGAGAGTAGTTTTCACCATCGATATCAGTACCACTTACGATGAAAGATGAAATTGCATCTCCATCAGCAGTAAGTGAGATATCAGATTTAGCAACAGTTAGTTTTTGGATATCACCAGCCTCAACAGAAGCAGATAATGCACCATCAAATCCTACATCAGCGTGTGAAGCAGATGCCCAAGTTTGAGAACCTGTTACTACTGATATAGAATCTTCGTTGATAGAATATCCAAATGCACCAGCACCATATAAACCACCATTAGCAGCACCAGTTTTACCAGCTGATAAAGAACCAGTTGTACCGAATAATGATGAATCTACACCAGCAGTTCTACCTGCAGTTGATGAACCATATTTAAAATCTAAATAGAATACAAGACCTGAAGGTAAGTTCATAGGTTGTACAGAAACGAATTCTTTAGAAGCAATCTCACCAAAGATTCTTCTTACAAGAGGAAGGGCAACACCACTCCACTCTTCAGAGTTTGCGGCAGTACCAGTAGCACTTGCCTCATCAAGCAATTGTTTTGCTTGGTTTTCTAAAAGAACAGACATTGCGCCTTGCTCTTTTTCTCCTAAACCTTCAAGAAGTCCAGTTTGTTCCCACTTAGACTTTAATTGTCTAGTTTCAGCCAACATTACTGACTGAGGGTTTTTTCCTTCCATTAGTTTAGATAAATCAAAATTTGCCATTTTCTTTTCCTTTAATGTTAAGTTAATTATTTGATATTAGCTAATTGTTTAAATCTCTCAGCTAATGTATTTGTGTTTTCAGAAATAATTTCTTTTGCAGGTGCAGTAGAAGCAACTGGTTTAGATGCAGCTTCAGCTACAACTTTCTTAGTTCTCTTCTCAGTTCCTGTAAAATTCATTGATTCTGCTAACGTAGCGTAAACTAATTTTACTTCTCTAACAGATGTTGTTCTGTCTAAGTTTTCTACAACTTTTGCTTTTTT